ATCAACAACCCGATCCCGCTGGGACGTGTGAAGATGTTGGTCAGTGCGTTCCTGTCCAAGCTGGGTGTCAAACCCAAGGTGCAGATTTACCGCAACCAAGCGGACTTCAAAGCCAAGAACCCAACCCTCTATGCGCAGGCAGTGGCGTCTCGTCCGCAAGGCGACTTCGATACAGCCAACGCTGTGGGCTACAGTTTCGGTGATGGCAATGTCATCATCTTCGCTGACCGTGTTGCCACCGAGCAGCAACTGAAGTTTGTGCTGGCGCACGAAACGCTGGGTCACTTCGGCTTCCGTGGTCTGTTGACCGAGAAGGAACTGAACGCCGCCCTCGATGCGGTCTACAACTCCAGTGCCAAGGTCAAGGCTGCGGTGGACACGGCCATGAAGGCCCGCAAGATGTCGCGCCAAGAGGCCACTGAGGAGTACCTCGCTGACTTCGCTGGGATGCTGGACACCAACATCATCGCCCGGTTCTGGAACGCCATCAAGAATGCACTGAACAAAATCGGTGTGCGCTTCGACGACGACATCGCCCGCTATCTGGTCAGTCAGTCCCGCCGCTACGTGCGCAACGGCACAACAAGTGGTACGTTCGTGGACTTCAAGGCGATGGCCCAGCGCATGAGCGCAATCGAAGGCATCAACGACCCAGACGGTTCTGGCCGTTTCGCACTGGCAAGCGAGAACTACAGCGCAGCGAACATGCTTGCAGCAAATGAGGCATACGCACAGCGCAGCTTCAACCTGTTCGACCTTACGGCCACCCTTCAGAAAGCCAAAGACGCTGGTATAAATCTCGGCGACGTGTGGGAGCGGGTCAAGAGCGAGTTGCAGACGGTGAACTTTGCATCGCGTGAGAACCAAGGCTATCGGGCGCTGTACAACATCCTGCGAGATACTGGACAGAGCGCGGCGCGACTGCGTGCGAAGTACAACCAGATGATGGATACGGTTCTGTCCCCAGCGGTGGAGATAGCAGGCCGTGGCTTCACACAAGGTGCCACCAAAGAACAGATTGCCACCACGTCGGCCATGCTGCGGGAATCGTCCGCTGCCAAGTTTGCAAATCTGACTGACGCCGAGTTGCGCAAGATGGGCAGTCTGGTCAAGGTCGCGGGTGGCGTGGTGTCCATCGACCCTGCGGTACTCAAAGCACTACAGGCGCGTGGGCGCTTCACCACAGTGGAGCAGTTCAAGAAAGGCTTCACGTACACCACACTGGTGTCCATGCCTGCGACCGAGGCGTACCGCACCGGGCTGCGTACCCAGCGCGATACAGAGCTTGCCGCTGCCAAGACTGACGAAGAACGCAAAGCGATCAACAAAGACTACACCGCCCGCCTCGAAGACCCCTCGATGGAAGTCCCGCAGGAGCGGTCGTCCCCAGCGATGCCCGACCTGACCGACAAGAGTCCTGAGTGGATCATGTACAACGAGGTGCGTGACACGATGGATGCGTCTGCCATCGACCTGCTGCTGGCGAACTACACCCAAGCGCAAGAGACACGCAAGAACGTCAAGCGCAAAGCCGCAGCGTTTCTTGATCGTGCGCTATCCGAGAACGATGAGGCGTTTCTCACACGCATTGAGGACAAGTACACATCGCTGTATACAGAGAACTCCGTGGTCAACGCCGATGGGTCTGTTACTGTCAACCGCGAAGCGCGGAAGAAGGCCGAAGACTTCATCAAGAAATTCAACACTGCGCTGTTGGGCCGCGACACTGACCGCAATGCGGATGTGCAAGAGTTCTTCGACAAGGCCGAAGCAGACGATGTGTTCAAGGGTATCGAGGGACTGAAGGCAGATTCCAAGATTAAGTACGGTGACAAGGACACCATGTTTTCGGTGCAGCAAGCCATCGCCAATATCGTCGCGGCTGAAGAAAGCCGGAACGGCGCTGAACAATTTGCCAAACGATCTATCGCTGGTGGCTACGTGCCATTCGGACGCTCAGGCTCGTGGCAGGTGCGCGTCCAAGCCGTTGATCCTAAGACTGGCCGTATCTACAAAGTGTCGGACGAATACCGCGAACGGTTGTTCTTCGCACAGACACCGACCAAAGCTGACGCGATCAACATCGCTGCCAGTGTGCAAGCTGTCTTCGACCGCAACGAGGATGGCTTCGAGATGGAGGTGCTCGACGGTACTGAGTACGTGATCAAGAAGGTCAAACTTGTTGCACAGCCCGAGACTGCACGGCAGACGGTATCCACCACGGCTGAGGCCAACCTCAACGAAATTCTTGCCGCGATCACTCGCTTCTCCATTAGCATCACACCTACGGAACGTGAGCGTCTACTCGTAGGATTGACCACGCAGAACGCTCGCGCTCGTTCGCGTCTGCAACGCAAGGGTACTCCCGGCGAAGACCCGAACACGATCAAGTACGTGTCGGAACATCTTGAGTCCAACGCTTCCGTCGTGGCCCGCAAGCAGAACCGCCACCGCCTTGACCGTCTGTTCGATGAGTCTGACGGCGAGTCTAGGCGCTTGTGGCGCGGCGACAAAGTAGAGTACGACCGCCGCAAAGCTGCGTGGGAAGCTGCGCAGAAAGACCCCACCATATCCGATGAACTGCGCTTCGCTGCCAAACGGGAGTTCGACGACTACCACTTCACGTTTGTGACGAACAAGTCAGAGGAGCAGGGCAACAAGTACATCGACCGTGGTCGCCGCCTCGTGAACTTCATGGAAGCCCAGACCAATGTGGACTACACCGACTTCGGATCGGGGGAGACAGTATCTACCCTCCGCACATGGACGACCTTCGCGTTTATGGGTGCTTCGTTTGCCACGGCTGTTCTGAACTACGTTGCGCTGGCGACCAACGTGTTCCCCGCACTCATGGCGTATAACCAGAAGAACAACTTCGGTGGCGGCTTTGGCCTCAGTATGTCGTCGATAGAAATTACTCGGGCTATGGCTGCAACCAAGGGCTTCGCGCAGAGTAAGGTGAAGTTTTGGGACGATCTGCTGGCTGATCCTGCCAAGCTCAAGGCATCCGGGTTCTCCGAGGCTGAGGCCCGCTTTATGCAAAAGGAAGTTAGCGGGGGTGTCATGCAAGCCGCATTGACCAACTCATTGATAGGTTCCGCTCGTGGTAAGTTCCGCTCGGGGTTCAGGAAGGCGGGGGCTGAGATATGGATGTCGCTGTTCAACTACACCGAGCAGCACAGCCGCCGTGCAACAGGTTTGGCTGCGTTCCGCATGGCTTACGCACGTGCTCTGGTCGAAGGCAAAGATGCAGCAACAGCTTTTGAGATATCGGACAAGTTTGCTGTGGACATGATCGACAACACGCTCGGTGAGTACGCCATGTTCAACCGGCCTGCCATGTTCCGGGGTGGCGTCCAGCAGTTCCTGTTCATCTTCAAGATGTTCCCAGTCAACAGCGTTCAGATGTTGGATGCGTTGCCGCGCAAGGAGCAACTGCTGGCGCTGGGCATCCTTGCCGCGTTCTCTGGCCTGAAGGGTCTGCCCTTCGCCGAAAACTTGATGGACTTGCTCGACACCATCGCGCAGACACTGGGCCTCGGCCCGAACAAGGTCTGGCGCGGCAGCGCAGAGCAGACGCTGGCTGAGGCACTGGACGCCATCGCTCCCGGCATGACCCCGGTGCTCATGCGCGGTGTCCTCAACACTTTCACGACTGCCAACGTGGCCGACCGGGTATCGCTGTCCAACATCCTCCCCGGCACTGCCATCGGGTTGGCCGGGGCAAACGTGGGTCGGGAACTGATCGAGATCGCAGGCCCAGTGGCTTCCTTTCTGCAAGGTGCGCTGGCGATGGGCGCTGACATGGGCCGCTATGGGCTAGAGACTGTTGGGCTTCTGGACGACAAGACTTCGCTCAACAAGATCGCACGTGAGTCACCCATCGCCATGCTCCGCGCAGTCGGAGACATGATGGCCTACAACAACGCAGGTGCCATCGTCAGTCAGAAGGGCTACGTGGTCAGCGAGGACTTGCATCTGGGCACCATGCTCTCCCGCGCACTGGGCTTCTACCCAGCCTCAGCCGTGGCAGAGAATGACGTGGTGCGGATGTCCAAGCGGATCGGCGACTATCAGAAGGATGTTGCTGCAACGTATCGTGGCTTGTATGTTTCGGCCAAGATTGCCAAGGACGACGACCGTGCCCGTGAAGTGGTGCAGATGGTCAAGGACTGGAATGAAGCGGCCAAGGGCACTGGCCTAGAGATTCGCAGCTTCGAGGGTAGCGCCAACCGTGCGCTGCGGGAAGCACAACGCACGGCAACTGAACGGTACTTGAGGGCCGCACCGAAAGCGATGCGGCCCGAGACTCAGCGCATCCTCGAACTGTACGGCGTCACGGAGTGACGGCCTTGAGTTGACCGTAGGCCATGTCTTCGATAGCGTGGTCTGCGTCACTCAGGATACCTTGCAGTCGTGGGTGTACGAGGTTCACACCGATCACGTAGGACTGGCCCAGCTTGATCGGTGAGTCTTTGCCAAGGTATGCCTTGTTGGACTTCGGCGTGGCGATCACGCTCTCGTCCTGCAACTCACCCATAAACGTCTTGTAGTCTGCGCCGCGCTGTGCCAGCCAGCGTCTGAAGTGAGTGCGGTCGAGCATCACAGTGCCATGTGAGAGTACGTCGCCACTTGTTCTGCGGTACATCTCAAAGCGCACCCGCAGTTCCCCACGGGGTACGCGACTGAAGTCCACCATCGGCTTGTTGGTTCCCGTCTGGGTAACTGTCAGTGTGGCATCAGAGTTCTCGTTGAGGTATTCAGTCAGTAGGTCAAACGCATCGACCTTGAACTCGGAGACAGCACGACGGATTGCGCCCACCTGTGCCAGTACCCACTCGATACCGTCCTTGTGGTCAAAGGCAATCAATCCCCACTCCTTCGCCAGTCGTGCGGACAGATCAGCGAGGATGATGGCCTGTTCCCAGAAGCGTTCCTCACCAGAGAAGTTGGCCTTGTACTTAGCCCGGAAGTCAGCAGTGGCCTGTGCGATGGCAGCGCGGATACCTGTCTCGCCCAACTCCAGCAGCCGCTTGATAAACTCACGACCGACATGGCCGTAGTTGGCGTTGATGAACTCGTAAATCTTCCGCCCTGCTGTGCTGTCTTTGGTGAATAGGTTGCTAGGTGGTACGCTGACTTCGAGGATACGGGCCAACTGCGCATCGGTGTCCAGACCACTGGCGATCAGTTTGGAGTTCATGGACTTGTTGGTGGATACGACGACTGGCATTGCCCACGTCTTGGAGTCGCGCTCCTCAGCGTTGCGGTTCATCCGCGCCTTGTCCCGGCCTTGGCTGACCCAGTATGCAAAGTCGCCTACCTCTCGGTTGTCCATCATGGTCACTTCGTCGATGGTCATGGGCATGTGGGAGTACAGACCCATGCGACCGAACAGCGAGTTCTGGGTGAACTTGGCAGCAAAGTGCAACTTGTCGGGGTTGCCATAGATGGACTGAATCCACATCTGGGCCAGTGACTTGCCGCCACCTGTCGGGCCGTAGAGCGAGACGGTCAAACCCTTGAGGCCAGTGAACGCATACAGTGGGCCAGAGAAACCCACAGCCAGTGCAAACATGTGCGCTCGGAGGTCAGCCTTGGGAAGCAGCGAGGTGAAGTTTACCCACGCATCGAGCGACCCGTTGGTGTTCCAAAGTTCTTGGCCCAGTCGGGCTGATCCTGACGACAGACTGATCGACTCCTCACTGACAGAGCCGTCCGTGTTGCGGCGCAAAATCGTGTCCCCGATAACAAACTGAGAGAAGTTCTCCTTCCAACCCATCGTGGCGTACAGGTTTGTCATCGCACGTTTCTGCCGCAGTTCATCCATGTAAGAGCGCAGCATGATTTGAAAGTACCCTGTTTGGTTGCGGTTGTTAAGCACGATGCCTTGGTCAGCCATGACGGTGGCAAAGTCGCGGTGTCCCTCAGTCAGCAGTGCCTGTCGCATTGACAGTTCCTGCCAGCCACGGTGCGGACGGTTCCAGTGGAAGCGGACTGTCTCGTACCCGAGTGACTCGTCCTTGCCGTAGCCCACCGGGTAGAAGTCGAACTTGCACACGTCGATGTCTGTCTCGTCCACGGTCATCTTGATACCGTCAGCAGTGCGCTTGAACGGACGTGGCATGGGGATGTCACTGGCCGCTGAGTCGGGTGCGGACGTGGGCGGTGCGACTTCAAGGTACTGGATACCGAGTCGAGCAGGTGTACCCACCTTGTCTTTGAACTTGCAACCCTTGCATCCAGCAGGGCGCAGTTCGTCAAACTTCTTGCAGGTTGATGGGCCTGTCGTTGCCATCTTCCAATGAGACAGCTTGCGCAGCGTCTCATTGGCGTTGTATCCGGGGTGTTGGTCTGACCACGATATGGCCGTGGCCTCTGGGTCTATGCAGTGCGCAGCCACACCGATCATGGCGTACCAGAACGGTTCTTCTACATCACCTTGGTTCTTGGTGGCCCAGCCGATCTGCTGGCATTTGGTGGCGATCACGGCTGCGTTGGCCGGAGGAAAGTCCTGCTGCACCTGCAACGCTTGTGACAACGGACTGCTGGATGTTGAACGTGACTGGCTCACCGGTTGAGCCACCATGTACGAAGACAGGCAAGCAGCCAACTGCTCGACTGCTACGGGTTGTGCGTCGATGAGCATCCGCACCTGAGTGCCGCTCTTGGGGTTGGTGGTTCCTACGGGGCGCAGCACCCGTGCCGAGTCGGCGGGTACAGCCGGGTCAATCTCAAAGCTCTTGTCCTTTGCTGCTGCCTTCATGGCCTCGGCCAGTGGCTTCCACCGTGTAGGCTCAAGCTCCTCGGTCAGCACCCAGTAAACGTGCAGCCCGTTACCCGAGTGGATGATCAGCGGTTTGGGTAGCCCCATCTGCTGGATGAACTGTCCTGTTGCAGCCAGCCCTTCCTTCCACGTGGGGTAAGGCTTGTTGTCTCCGCAATCGACATCCAGTGCGATCACCTTGGTCGCTCGGACGTTCTCTTGTTTTCTGTTCCCCTTCTCGGTAAACGCCGAGATGGCGAAGTAAGTGTTGTTGCCGCGCTGGTCAAGCCCAGTCACAGCCTTTGCGAGTTCCTCTACCGTGGCGAAGAATCCCTGCCGCCTGCCATCTGGGTTGATGACTGTGGTGACATAAAAACCTGCCGATGGTAGAACCCGCTGAAGAAAATTCAACGTGTTCATAGTGCCCCTGCTTATACAGGGAGGGTTGCCCCTCCCTGCCACCTTATTGATCTGAGTTCAGAACGACAACGAGACGCTCTTTGCGCTGCTTCTGATCCGATGCAATCACTTCCGGGGTGGGCCAGTTGTGTTGCGTCATCACATCCAACAGCTTGCGCAGCATTGTTCGGACTGACTCATCATTGGATTTGCGAAGTGGTTTGCCCTTCACCCAGCCATAATAAGTCATCCGAGAGACTCCTAGCAACTCGGACATATCCTGAGTTGTTAGGAGCATGTGCTTGCGCAGCGCCTCAACCTTTGCAAAGTCGAGTGGCGGCTTAGGCGTCATCTGCGCTCACCTCCCCAACGAGAGCGGCGATCTCGTCAGCCAGCGAGGATGCAACGTCCGCAGCAGGGGCAGCTTTGGCAGCAGGCTTGGCCGCAGGGGCAGCGGCGGGTGCAGCAGCCGGTTTAGATGCGCCAAAACCACGCTTGGGAGCAGCAGCCTGTGTCGGTGCAGGGGCAGGTGCAGGTTCCTCAACGGGTGCTGCTGCTTTGACAGCGGGTTTCGGCGCAACGGGTGCAGCGACTCGTGCAATCTGGGGCACAGCCACTGGCGTTCTAAGGGTTTCCCCTGTGATTTCTTTGACTTGCTCGGAACCGAACAAACCATCAACAACTTCTTGTACGTCTGCATCAAGGAACCCGCCAAAGGTGAACTTCAGTTTCGGGAACGACGCATCAGTGTCGAAGGATACACGAGTCTTGACGATCTCAGGTGGGATGCCACGGACAGACAGTTCCTTCTGGTACTGGTTTAAACCCTTGAGCGCAGCAGGTGTAACCGACAGCAGGTAGACCGGGCCGCTGGCATCGTCCGCAGCAACCACTGCCAGACGCTTGTTGTCCGAGCAGGCTTTGATTTGTTGCCCACCGTCAGTCACTTTGGAACCCCATGCGTTTTGGGGGCAGCTTGCGCACAGGTCATTCTGTGGGTCTTCCGCTTCTGGGTCAGGCGAGACACCATCGAGCGAGTAGCAGTCAGGTGCTGTGGGTTCAGCGTCCTTGCTCCACTGCTTGGCATACCAAGTCTTGGACAGGCGGGGGTTGGCACCGACAACAACCACATCCAGATTGGTGGTATCCAGCACGGTTTCAGTATCGCCTTCCTTGATGCGGAAGCGGCTGGCCTTGATGGAGATTTTGGGGAACGACTGACCAGAGGACAGGCCACCAGTCAAGGCAGCGCCGAGGACAGAGGGAACACCCACACGACTTGCGAGATGGGCGGGGACTTGGATATTCACGGGTACGATGTTGCTCACTTTGAGACTCCTTGGGTTAATAAGATTTGGCTTGTTGGGCACCGACAAGACCAGCGGTTTTTGTTATGACGACATTCTTCCGGGGCGACGTAACGAACAGTTCTTGCTGCACACCGAGACGATTCTTCATGGCGTGTGCCACGAGGTGGTCAGCGATAGCTTGGTGGTCAGCGCAGTAGACAAAGCCGGGGGTACGCTCACCAGTGTAGGCAGCATCAGGATTCATGCAACGCACAACATATCCGTTGTCGATCTTGAACGCCACCATCGCAGGCATACTGTTTGAGAACATATCGTGCAATCTGTTGACGCGCAGTTCTTCTGCTGGCTGGTTCGACCCTTGAATCAAAGACAGCAGCGATTTACCGAACCATTGTTTAATTCCCATATCAGTCCTCTGCTTTGGCACCGGGTCTACGAATATTCACGTCCAGCTTGGTGCCGTATGTAACGCCGGGGGGAATTGTTTTTGTCTCGTCGATGTAGCCGCGCACTGCGGTCTTGCTGACGCTCTTTGTCAGCATGTCGTATGCCTCGTTCTCTCGAACGAATGTCAGCAGCTTGTCCCAGTCGGCCACGTTTGCGTAGTCCGTGGTGGTTAGGAACGCTGTGCCGTAGTCAGACTTGAAACTGGTTAGCCCCTGCGCATCCATCTGCGTCTTGAGGTATGCCTCCAGTTTGTCCAACTTGTTCTTGAGTGTGGTCACTTCATCCTTGACCTTCGCCTCAACAGCAGTCTTCTGATCACGTAGTTTCATGTAGGTGCGGATCACATCACCTATGTTTGGGGTTGTCACAGTCATCACCTTTGTGTTTGTTGTTGGATCATGTCCAGCAGCAAGCCTTGTAGCTTCTGCTTGTTCTTCAGTCGCTCGTACATCTTGTGCTCAAGGTCAGTACTCGCAATGTGGATCACGTTGGAGACGTTGCGTTTGCCAATACGTTCGATGCGACCGTTCGCCTGTACGTACACCTCGTTGCTGTTGATCGGGCCGTACCAGATGATGGTCGATGCAGAGGTCAGAGTCAGACCATGCGCCATCGTGCCGGGGTGGGCGATCAATACCCGAGGGTCGCTTTGCTTTTGGAAGTCGTCAAAAATCTTGTTGCGCTTCCCGGAGGAAACTTCACCGTTGACAACCGCCACCGTCCAGTGCTTGCTCAGTTCTTTCTCCAACATGTGGAGCGTTCCCGTGAGCGGCACAAACAGAATTACTTTCTCACCTGCTTCTTCAATCACCTCCTTGACTAAGTTAATTCGTGGGGTGCAGTCGATCTCAATGTTCTGACCGTCATCGCCATACGCCACGCCGCAAGCGATCTGCACAAGTTTCTGAATCTTCACTGCCTCGTTCACTGCCGTGATGGTTCCACTGGTTGCCTTCTCTGCTGCCATCTCGGTAACGAAGTGGCGCAGCATCTGGGTGTAGTGCTTCTTTTGCTCGGCAGTCAGTTCCACCTGCCGGGTCTGGACGATGGTGTCCGGCAAGTCAAAGCACTCATCGCGTGTGAACCTGACAGCAGGTTGTAGGATGTGCTTCACAATGTCAGCAGACTCAGGCCGGGGCACGAACTTCCACTGCCCGATCTTCATCATCACCTGCTCACGGAAAGCCGTGAACGTCTTGGTGCAGTAGGGTGAACCGATCAGCTTGGCAAGTGCCCACGCATCAGTCGGGTCGTTCGGTGTCGGTGTCCCAGTCATCAACCATAAACGTGCTTGTGGGTTGTTGTCGATCCAGCGGCGGAAGATTTTGAATCGCTGTGTCGATGGGTTGCGCAGTACTGCCGCCTCGTCCACGATCACCAGATCGAACATGCCGTGGCAATCCTCCTTGATGATGGCGAAGCCATCGTGGTTGATGATGTAGAAGTCAGCCTCGGTGCGCAGCAGCTTGAGCCGTTTCTCAGCGGTGCCGTGCAGCACCACGAACCTGCGATGCACAAGGCCGGTGAATATACCGTCGCCCCACACACGCTCCAACGTACTGAGCGGTGACAGGATCAGCACCTTCTTGACCTTCTTGGTCTTGATAAGGTAGTCCGCTGCCCACAAGCTGGACTGGGTTTTGCCAGTGCCGATCTCGTTGAGTACCAGACAGCGGTGGTACAACGTCAGGAACGCAGCAGTCTCGCGCTGGTGTTCAAACGGGTTGTATTGTCCCGGCCAGTCGTAGTAATGCAGGATGGGGCTGGGTGCTTTGATGCCGAGGTTGCGCAGAACCTTGACCTCATCCAGACGGTGCGGTGTGACCACGATCTGGGTGCCGCGCACATCCAGCGGCTTGGCCGTAGGAATGGAGTCCAGCACCCTGTTCGGGTTGTTCAGCTTGAGAGCCAGTGCTCTGGCTTTCTCGACTACGAGCATGTCACATCACCTTGTCTTGTATGTATTGTTCCAACTCACCACAGGAATCCTCGTCGTACACAAGGAACCAAAGTCCCCCAGCAGCTTGTATTTCTTTGCCGCAAATCTTCTGCAACTCCGTTGGTTTCTTGGTCTTGTCAGCCTTGACCTCGATACCCACAAAGCCACCAGCAACGATGGCAATGATGTCGGGTATGCCGCTTTTACCAAACCCGTTATTGCCGGGAAAGAAATACCACAGGTTGTATTTCTTCAGAACCCCCGTCACCATCCGCTTTACTTTACCTTCCGGTGTCAGTGCGCTCATCTTAGTCTCCTTTACACAGTTGTCAAGTTTTATTTTGTAAGGTTAAACCCTAGCATAGTCACAGTCGTGACGGCATGGGCAGTAACGGCACAGCCCAGAGGGGCGGGCAGGCCAGTTGGCGTGTTCGTAGGCAGAGTGAATCCGCTGGATGCGCTTCATAATCTCAGCCCAGATCGAGTTCATATCCAGCCGGGTGTACTGCTCGGTGTCCATTTCCATCGTCTTGAGCCACACGAGTGATGTCTTCACCCGCTGGACTTCAGGGTAGTGCTTGAACACCTGCGCTGCAAACATCTGCATCTGGAACTGGTCGATCTTGCGCTTGCCTGTCTTCCAGTCCATGACCACAGCATCGCTGCCGACTATGACGAGTACGTCAAGTTTGCTGCGCAGCCATGCGTCAGCGTCCCACCAACCTGTTGATGTAAGGTTCTCAGTAAGTACGAGTTCCTTCTCTACGTGCAGTTCCCCACGTGCAGCCAGCTTCTCAATAGACTGGCACAGGGGTTCGTACTGCGCCACCTCTGCATCCAATCCCGACCCTTTCAGTCGGTTTTCAAGGAACGCATGAATACGTTCCCCGTACTTGGACGCTTCACCTCCCTCGTCCACCACGTCCTTCTTAATCCGCTGGCGGTAGTACCGCAGCGGGCAGTTTTCAAACAGCGTGATAGCCGAGTATGAGTGACTCAGTTGCATAGCAGTGTGCCCCGCAGGGGTTGCCTGCGGGAATGTTTGTCGTTGGAAATCACAGTGTACATCAATCGTTGGTCATGCGGGAGATGCAATCGTGCTTTGCCACCTCCAGTACAGCGATCAGCTTCATCATGTCAGCGATCCCAGTCGAGAATCGGTGGTAGTCCTTGCCGACCTTCACGAAAGCGAGCACCTCAGTGGCGTCATCACTCGCCTCAACTTGTTGCACGATGTGTTTCAGCAAGTCGAGGGTGTCTTTGTTGCGCGGTTCGCGCTTGATCTCAGCGATGTTCATCTCAGGTATCTCCATAGTTTGCAGCCATGCCGGATTCACAGGCCACAGGTAAGTCGGGTGCCCACTTGGGGGCGTTGGACATAAGAGCTTCGAGCTTGACCTGATCGGCCAGCGCGTTGTCTTCGGGTACAGCGATGATGATCTCGTCGTGGACTTGGAACGCCACCTTGAAGTGCATCCCGGCAGCAGCCATCTGTTCGCGGATCACCAATGCAGCAAGAGCTTGCACGATGTTCTCTGTCACCTTGCCACCGTAGATGCGTGTCCATGCAATGTCGTCAGGGGGTGAGCCAGTCAGCACACGATCCTTGAGCGCCTTCTGGTAGGTACGGGCATCAGAGATATACATGAACCCGTTGGCCGTCTCGCGCAGTGCGGGGTAGCGGACATAGAACCCGTTGGGCAAGCGGATGCCCTGCTTGTCGTAGCGAACTTGCGGGTGCAACTCGTTTGCGCCACCGTACAACATGTCCTTGAGTGCGTTGCCGCACTTCTGCCAGAACTGCACGATCTTCCAGTTCTTCTGGCGGTACAGCCGAACGATCCGCTCTGCCTCGTTGATGTCGATCACCACGTTGATGCCACCTTGGCCGATCTCCAGAGTGCGCCGGAACTTCTCAGCGCCCATGCCGTAGCCCAGCCCAAGCACACACGTCTTGCCGACGAACCGCTCCACCTTGTCGGCCTTGGTGATCTTGCGACCGTAGACTTCAGAGGCGAACTCGGAGTACACATCCCGCTTGTCACGGAACGCTTGCACCAGATCATCTTGTCCTGCCACCCATGCCACAGTACGTGCTTCGATCTGCGACGAGTCACATGAGATGAGCATCTGCCCCGGTGGTGCCTTCAGCGCCCTGCGAATGGCCGTGTTGCCACGACTTGGTAGGTTCTGTAAGTTGAGCTTGTCGCCGCCACTGAAGCGCCCAGTGTGGGCACCGTAGTAGTTCAGCATGATGGGCAGTCGGCCACGTGACTGCACCCCGATCAGTGCCGCAGTGCGTGTCTCCTCCAGTGTGGATTTAACCCCAAGGCGGGCGGCCACTACACCCTGCACACGTTCATCAGGATGTTCCAGCAAGTCAGTCATGCCCTTGTCGGTCTTGGCAAATGCCCACGATTCCTTGCCTGTCTTGAGACTGGTCTTGGTGGGTGGCTCGATGCCGAGGTTCTTGAGGTACTTGGCAAAGATGTCGTTGCTCATCAGCATCTTAGTTAGCGCCTCCTCGCTCACCCCCGTGAGGCCGAGGTCAGAGATCAGAGTGCGCTTGCGGGTGCGCACTTCTTCAAGGTGCTTCTCCAGCAGCGGCACGTCGAGTTCAATCACACGGTCGGTGTACATCCGCAGCGTCTGGTCAATCACCAACAACTCGCTGGATGGGAAGCCGACCTTGAGCTTGTTCCACAGGGCATACGTCAAGTCCACATCGTTAATGCAGTACTGTCCGTACTGAGCGAGGTCAGCCTCAGTGAAGTCAGCCTTGCGCTTGCCCAGTGCAGCCACTACCTCGTCGCCCTTCTTGCCCAGCCCGTAGTAGGACACCAGCTTGGCGAGTGATCCACCCACCGTGATGTTGTGCAGTGGTCGGGCCATGCTCAGAGTGTCCAGCCACAGCTTCGGGTTGATACCGAAATGCCATGCGAGGATAGCCCCATCGAACGCTGTGTTGTGGCACAGGATAGCCCGCTTGCTGTAGTCCAGTGACTGGAGGAACTTGCCGGGGTTGTCGCCGGAGTACCAGTCAGTTGGGTAGTCGTTGACCTTGACACCCACACCGATGATCTCGAACCTCGGATCACGGATGTACGCCTCGGTGGTCATCTTCGACAAGCTGAACTGCTGGTCGTAGTAGGTTTCAAAGTCGATGGTTACGATGTCCATTGCCATCAGTCTTGCTCCTGCAATACTTCGAGGAGTTTCTGCATGTAGTGTTGACCCTTTGCCACCTCCATTGGGGACTCATCCTTGCTACCCATGCGCATCAGATACTTCAGTGCGCCGCCTCGGTAGTAGCCAATGCGTTGGTCACGGGGCCATGTGTCCACGACATCCCACGGTTGCACACCCATCGCTTTGTAGTGGTCGCCCCCTACCTGCCTGTCCTTGGCTTGCTCCACAACAACTTGTGGTTCGTCGATCTGTGGGCCGAGCATCTCCGCAGCGTTGCGTTCTTGGTACTCGTGCATCGCTTGCTTACGCAGCATGTACACAGTGGGCATCGCTGCGTTGAACTTCTCAGACACGACACGTGGTGTTGCCAGTGGATGCTTGAGAAACCAGTTGATGATCTGCTGCTTCTTGGTAGTCTTGCTCATAGTAGTGCTTCCTCTTGGTTGTTAATCGTTACGTTCTTGGTGGCGTTTCGACGGCCCCACTTCTTCAACTCGTTCGGGCTTACCGTCCCAAAGGGCCAGCTTGGATACGGCAAGGATGCGTTCCAGTGCGTCTTTGAATCCATCTCGCTCTGCGGTGGTGAAGTTAAGCTCTCGTTCGAGTCTTTCATTTCGTGCTCTCATCAGTCTGTTTTCTTGTTCCAGTTCAGCAACTATCGGGTCGAGGGCTTGCTGTTGTTTGTCAGTCATCGTGTTTCTCCTTCTTTAGTTTGATTACACGCACAACTTGTTCCATCGTCACAAACCGATGCGTGTTAGCACACTCATACCTGCGGTACGTTGCGTTGTTGGGACGGCTGCGGGTTTCCTTAACCATTACCCATGTGTTGCATACAGGACATCTCATATAAACACCCCGAACTTATGTCGGAGTGCCTTGCTTTGTTCGCGGCATACCACGTTCACGGCGTCCATTGCACCTTCCACCGTGGGTTGCTTGCGTGGACTGAGAAACGTAACCTCAGCGGTCTTCACGAATCCAGCAAGTAACTCCGGCGGGAACTGATTGTCTTTGATACAAGTGTACAGCAGCGTAACCCATCGTTCATGCTCCCATGAGGGTGCATCCCATACCTGTTTACCCTTACGTTCTGCTGCAACTTGTTCACAGATAGTCTGTAGTACTCCGAGCTTGGCCCGCACCTTGATACCGTACTTGAAACGGCGCAAGGCACGGAGCCACTCTCGACGTTTGTCATCGTCGATACGGGGCATATCAAAGGCCGAACTTGGCAGCGGTACTCAGGGCAGTGAGCTTGCCAAGGTCTACATCAAGCACCACTTCCTTCTTGTCACGCTCTTTGATCTCGCGGTGCTTGTCCTTGACATCATCGGGCACCAACTCCCACAGGGCGGGCCATGCCTTCAGGGCCGGAGCCAATGTGCTGTACGCATTGCATACCTTGTAGACCATCTGCACAAACTCAGCCTGTCGTTGTTGGGCTGCGGCAACACGCTGGTTGTATGCCACTACCTCCGCACGGAACTCATCCCAGACAAGCTGGTCTTTGAGGATGATGCCGTCGCTCCAGCCACGATCCTTCGTGGCAATGTCAGAGGCGGGAAACGTGTTGGGCCACGGCACAGGCGGGTTGAAGGTAAACCGCATGTCGCACCTGACTCCACCCACTTTCTCGATGTCCATCCGATCCACCGTCTTCAACCATCCAGCAGGAACTTGCGAGATGATTGGCTTGACTTCAAGGAACAACGTGTCGTAGATGCGCTGGCCCCATGAGTTGTCGGGCTTGGTTTCCTCGGCTTTGGTGACGGCAGGTGCCATCTTGTCACGGGCGTTCTTACCGATGCGGTCGATAAGTTCTTTGCTGAAACGTACTGTTGCCATGTGGTTCTCCTTGGTTACTGGATGGGGGAATCAATGACTGTCATGCGAGACATGATCTCGCCCAACTGCCATGTCACTGCTGCAATGAACTCGTCCGTTGACAAGTCAGACCTCGCGCCGGACAGTGCAAGCAGCGTAAGTAGAGCGTTGACAGTCACACTGAACTCTCGGGTATCACTACCCATAGCAGTGTTGATCTGGGTTACAAGTGCCATCACCTTGGCGTGGTATTCAGCGGATTCTGTACTCATCATTCCATCTCCACAATCTCACCGAAGGGTGCTTTGCCGGGGTCTGTCGTGACCCACAGCACTGGTGCATCGGGCTGATCTCCGAAGCTGTTGCAGCACAGGTCAGTCAGGAACACGATGGCTACGGGGTTGATCGCAAGTTCAGTGATCTTGGCGAAGACTGGTGCGAAGTCGGTGCCGCCACCGCCGTGGGGCTTGATGTCCAGATCATCGTGGGGTTCGTAACTCTCCACGTGGCTGACCTCACTGTCGAAGTACAACACGTGGATACGCTCAGGCATCAGGTCTTCCTTGACCCGCTTGATCTCGGCAGCGAACTGGTTGACTGTCCTCTGGTCGATGGAGCCGGAGCAGTCCACAGCGAAGCACACCTCACCCATCTGCTCACCGCTGACACTGGGCAGGTACAGTCCTTGTGCAATGAAGCGGCGATTGAACCGAGCAAAGGATCGCTGGTCAGTGCGGGCTTTGACGAGGAACTTTTGCAGCACCTCACGCCAGTCCACCTTGGGTTGCAGCACATCATCCACAAGACGTTGCATGTTGGCAGACATCTTGCCCATCATCTTGGCTGCTTGCGCTGCTTGGGCTACCTTCACCTTCCACTCAGCTTGCTGCTGCGCTTGGTCGGCAGGGCTACCGTCACCGTCCTCGCAGTCATCGAGTGGGTCTTGCTCGTGGTCTTCCGGCAGGATGTTGTAGATACCCTCACTGGTGCCGTGCCCAGCGTTGTAGATCGCATCGTTGTGCAGTCCCATCTTGGGCATCTTGCCGATGCTTTCATCGGTCAACAGCTTGTTGATCACGTAGTCCGCAGCTTGGTTCCAGCGCCGTGGGGTACGCTCACCACGCCGGAAGTTGTGTTCCAGCATGGGATGGAAGCACTCGTGGGCTACGAGGAACTTGACTTCCTCATCGGTCAGCTTGTCCACGAACTCGGGGTTGAACTTGATCCGCTTGCCGTTGGTTGCCGCAGTGGGGATGCTCTCGTCAAACTCGAAGGGCATACCCAGCGCAATGGTACCCACGAAGGGATGCTCCAAGATCAGGGATGTCTTGGCCTTAGCCAACTTGGTAGTCAGCCGTTTCATATCCAGTGTTGCAGTTGTCATCAGTCTCTCCTTACAGTTGTCCCATGAACGCACCCATTGCATCCATGATTTTCTTAGCCTCAGCAGCAGTGTCCTGCCTGAGATCGGGGTCGTTACGCAGAGCTTCAGGATGCTTGAGCAAGGTTGCCTCAACTTGTTGGCGCATGGCTTCCAAGTGAGGGTCATCGCTGAAGTTAAGTCTCGGCAGCAGGGCACAGATTTCCCGAGTGTTCTCCAGCATGGAGTCCCGGAAGATCGCCTTGGGATCGGCCAGCGTCTCAGCCATGTGCTTCACCCTGTCGTACAGTCGCTGCCACACATCCTTCAACGCGGCCTGCTCTGCATCCTTCACACGCCGCTCAACATCTTGCTGGATGCGTGTCAGTTCTTCACTGCCGATGCTTACCCGGAAGTCCGAACTCGGCACTGGGAACACAGCCATATCCATGTGGAACTTGTGCCGCAACTCAAGCACTGGCGGGTAGTCCGAGTGGTCGTAGAGACTACCAAGAATCCGTTGAGCGTCAAGTTTGAGGCTGTCGTAGTTGTCGATGAAGTCCTGCACCAGACTGTTCCACTCGCTGCGTTCCTTGCGGAAGTCAGACATGAAGGACAGGTAGTTGGCAGTGGGCAGCATCATGGTGCCGTCCATACCCCAAGGCAGGGTGTTGTCGTAGTACTTGGTACGGATGTGGGTTGTCTTCTTGTGGATGTTATCCAGCAAGTCAGACATGGGGAGCAGCGCCTTGTTAAAGCGCCCAGCAGCCGCAGTCGTGCCGTGGCTGGTGATCACCTCCTTGGTCGCCTTCTTGTCATACTTGCGGGCTGTCCACTGGGACACGTTCAGTTGCACCAACAGTGCTCGGTCGTTGAGATTCATAGTCGTCACTCCTTTGTGGTTGATTAAAACAATACGTCTTGGTGGTTGATAGACCACTTGGTGAAGGCTTGGGTGTTAGCCAAGTCAGGGTTGCGCCGTGCTGCATAGCTCACTGTCAGCACACTGAACTCGGGGGGCATACGTTCGCTGTACTGGCAGACCCTCTCGAAGTTGGACTCAGTGGCCCGCTGTGCAATGGCACCAGACAAGGCATACAGAGTGGCAGGGTCTTTGGGAACGTCAGCAGTCTGGGGGTTGAGTAGGATGGCATCAGGGTTGGGCAACTTGCGGAAGATACGAACGAAGCCAACGAACTCGGCTGCTGCACCCTCACCGACTGCACCTTTGAAGCACTCGAACTCAGCCTCGGATGGCACTGTACCCAGCACATCGGACACACCGTCAACCCAAGCACGGGGAGTGGCGTTCTGGTCACGCTGTGGATCGAAGTCATGCAACAGACCGGGACGGAAGCGGATGAAGCTGATCACCTCGGGCTTGACACCGTGGTTGATGGCCCATGAAGTCCAGTCGTCAAGGTGTGTCTCCAACTCCAGCACTGTCTCACGGTTACGCAGATGACTCAGCACTCGGTTGGCACCAGCACGGTCAGCTTGCCTGTTACCAGTGGACACCACCATCCAGCCATCAGGCATCGGTGTGCCATGCAGTGTCCGGGCTTGGCAGATGTTGGCAAGAACCTTTTGCAGATCAGGGCCAGCTTGGTTGCGGTCATCGAACAGCAGGATGCCTTGCTCTGGGGACTTGCCCTTGACAGGGAACCAGTCAGGCAAGCGGTAGTTCAGCTTGTCAGTGTTGTCTGGGAACAGAATACCGAAGTCCTCCACAAGCATGGTTGGCATGTGACGTTCGATGCAGGGGATGTCAAGTTCCTGTGCCGCCTCGTGGACGATGGTTGTCTTGCCACCACCGGGGGCACCCTCAATGGACAGGGTACGGGTGATAGGGAACAGGGACTTGATGGTTTCTTTCAGCAGTGTGGCTCGCATTTGATTTTCCTCTCGGATTTAGGTTGATGGTCAGGGCCATTGGATACAACAAAAATGGGTGGGGTTGCCCCCGTGTTGAGTTCGTTTCTCTGTCGCTTTGCACTCTCCTTGTCGTTGA